GTACAAGAATCCGCTTAATGAGTTTGAAGCTAATTTCAAGACATCTAAAGAGCCGCTCGAAGGACTTATCAATAAGTTGCGTGCCAAACGAGACGAGATTGACGAACACAATAGATTGCTCCGAGTTGACCACGTTAGATCGGTATTTGAAGAAAAGTGCGAACTTGCCGGACTGGATAAAGACACGTTTAAGGACAAGTATGACGGCTATTCTTTGAAAAAATGGTTTATCGACAAGAAAATGAAGCTCAAAAAAGAGACAATCGAAGAAATCGACGCCCTTGTTTTGGCTGAGTATGACCGACTCGAAGAATACAAGGCTAATATTGCCATGATTGAGGAACAAGCCCTTGATTATGAGTTGCCAGCAGAACCGTACACTAGAGCGTTGAAGAATGACACACCTCTAGTTGAAATCTTGAAACAAATGAAGAAGGACCGCGATGCAGCCGTAGAGCGTAAGCAGCAAGCAGAAGCCAAAGCGAAAGCAGAAGCGGCACGCTTGGCAGAAATTGAAGCCATGGCCCAACAGTCAGCTAACGAGGAAATCAAGGCGGTAAATGCTGAAACTGGTGAGGTTATCGAAGACACTAAGCCGGTAGAGGAAGCACCTAGCAAACCTGTTGAACCATACAAGGTCAATCTTGCTCTTACTTTCCACGGTGGCGAGAATCAATGGCATCAATTCGCTAAATTGCTTGATGATAACTTTGTAAACTATGAAATTCTAGGAGAAAATCAATGATTAATTCGACTGTGCTAGTTGGGCGCCTTACCCGTGACCCAGAGCTAAAATACACAACCAGTAACATCGCAGTAGCTACATTCAGCCTCGCCGTCAACCGCAACTTCAAGGACGCTAACGGCGAACGTGAAACAGACTTCATCAACTGCGTTATCTGGCGTCAGCAAGCTGAGAATTTGGCTAACTGGGCTAAAAAAGGTGCTTTGATTGGAATTACTGGACGCATTCAGACCCGTAGCTACGAGAATCAGCAAGGTCAACGGGTATATGTGACCGAGGTAGTCGCTGAGAACTTCCAAATGTTAGAAAGCCGTGCAGCGCGTGAAGGTAGCAACGCTACTCAAGGCAATACATCGGGAGCATTTGGCAATGATAGCGGCTATGCAGGGCCTTATGGGCAGCAAGCACCACAACAACAAGGGCCAAACTTTGCGAGGGATAGCAGCCCATACGGAAACGCAAACCCAATGGATATCACTAGTGATGATTTACCTTTCTAATTTGGTGAAAACATGAAAATGATTTTAAACATCGAGCCTAAACCACAAACAAGGCCACGATTTAGCAAATTCGGAACTTATGAAGACCCTAAAATGAAAGCATGGCGCCGTCAATGTTCGCAACTTATTGAGCAAGAATATGACGGGCAATTCTTTGACGGCCCGATTTCAGTAGATGTCGTTTTTTACATGAAAGCCCCGCTTAATGTCTCGAAAAAGCCCACGCCAAAAGCAAGAGCTAAAACGTGGGACACATTCAAGCGGTTCATGGCTGAAACACTTTGGCATGCGAAAACTCCAGACGTTGATAATCTGGTCAAAGCGCTCTTTGACAGCATCTCAAAGGCTGGTTACAACAAAGTTGATAAGAAGGGTATCGTCTGGACGGATGACAGTATTGTTTGCGATTTAAGAGCTCGTAAAAAGTACAGTCCTAACCCACGCATTGAATTTGAAATCAAGGAGCTTGAATGAATAGCAAATATAAAGATAAGTTGGTTGGTGTGTATGCACCGGGCAACTATGGGCATACAAGCGTATTAGATCAGACACAAGCATTCTCAAGATGGTTTTGGTCTAATCGCAAGGATATGGAACTTATCAGCATCAAGTTAGGTATCGACATTAAGGAGCTCAATCGCATTCTTACGTTGGAACAGCTACCAGATGAAGACTTATTAAGGAAGATGATGAAGTTATGCGAAAAGTAAAGATATTTAACAATATTAGAGGTGGACAATTAGATGAAGCAATCAACGGATGGATTGAAGAGAGTGGATTCGAATTACTGGACGTTAAGGTGATTTGCAACATTGATGCGAGATATGGAATTGTGCAATACACAGCTACAGTAATTTATAAAGAAAGAAGCGAGGGTTGAATTATGACAAATATTAGATTACAAAATCCATACATGGATGAAACTATCAAGGTCAAAGAGGGCTATAAACTCATTCGTGACATGCTGGAATGGCTTGGGCGAGGAAATATAGATTATCTTCAATTGCAGCAGATTGAGCCAGAAGAAAGAATAATAACTATCAGCCCTAAGAATTTCGCAAAGATTGATTACTATGAGGCGGAGGAAGTAGAGAATGAAATATAAATTTATCGTCTACTACGACAATATGCCAGACAGTGAGCATATTTTTAGCAACAAGAACGACGCTATCAACGAATTGCACCGCCTACGAGGTGTTAAATATCGCAATTCTAGGATGTATACAGTGGAGCTAGTCGAATGCGGTGGATAGTACGAGTAGCACGCACGATGGATGATGTTATAGAGTGCCATTTTACGGATAAAACGAAGGCACTGAAACACGTTGAAGCGTTGAAGAAGTTAAGCATGGCAGTGGATGATGCCACTGTCTGGATGGAGGAAATTGATGATTAGAACGAAGTGGTTAGAGGTCGACAAAGAGACTAGATACACGGTTCGAGTGAAAGGAATTGACGGATACAGTAAATACCTCAATCGAGATACAAAAACTCATAAATGGCTTTTTGCATCGAAAACAGAACTTGAAAGATTTCGAGCACACCACACCCGCAAAGAGCTAGAAGACGCTGATTTCGGCTGGGTATTTTCTTGCCCGGGCGTGGAAGTGAAAGAGGTAACGGATGAATAACCTAATTACTAAAATCAACGAGTGGGCAGATGAACGCAATTTAAAACAAGCTGACCCAAAGATTCAGTGGATGCGTATCACGGAAGAAGTCGGAGAGATTCGGGATGTACTCTTGAAACCAACGAAATTCACGGAACCGCAAGCAGCACTCAAGGACGCAATCGGAGACACGCTAGTAACGATTATCGTGCTAGCACATCAATTAGACCTCGATGTCACTGAGTGTTTAAGCATTGCTTATGAGGAAATCAAGAATAGAAAGGGGAAGATGGTAAATGGAACATTCGTCAAGAAAGAAGATTTATAACGAGCTGGCAGTCGCAACAATTCTGCTAGTGGTATCACTAGCCATTAACGTGACTACTATCCTACGAGTGGTTAACAGACCTATCGAGACAGTAGTTATCCACAAGGCTGACAATGCCGTTGAATTACACGGTAAGGTTACTGGAAAATCTATGGTAGGCAAGCTCTACACAATAGATTGCGGGGCGTATGGTAAGTTTCTGGTAAGCAAGGAACAATACGACAGCGTGAATGTCGGGGATGATATCCCTAGCTATTTGAGGGGGCGAGGACAATGATTCCAAGATATAGAGCGTATGATAGCGGCTCGCTATGCCGCATGTATAGCCCATCAGAAGTAATGGTTGGTGATTCGTGTATTTGGATACTTGATGAAGATTCAGAGTCAAATGAATGGATTGTGAATAATGATCTTGTTCTCATGCAGTCAACTGGATTGACGGACAGTGCTGAAAAAGAGATTTTCGAAGGGGATATTCTTAAAGTAAACGATTGGTTGGAAGTTGTTTCGTTCGGTGAAGAAAAAGCAATGTTTGTTTCTAAGGAAATCGGTTTTCCAGAAACTCCTCTATATGATTTGTTTAACACAGATATTTTCGGAGTTAAAATCATCGGAAACATCTACGAAAATCCAGAACTGGTAGAGGTGGAGCAATGAACAGGCGGCAGCGAAAGAAACAGTATGTCAAAGCATTTAGTAAGCTTTATGATAAAAGCTTGAAACATGGCGGTTTTGAACGAAATATATCAATATCTACATTCAAAGATAGAAGAGGAACATCAAGGATGTTTCTGACGCTCAACAAAAGCATGAATTACAGATTTGGTTACGGTGAGTTGCCAGAAATTTGGTTTGATGGTTATTGCATAGGACAAAAAACGTTGAGAGGGTGATGGCAATGATACCAAGATTCAGAGCGTGGGACAAAGAGTTTAAAGAGATGGTGCAAGTTGACGCACTGGTTTTCGGTGAACAAATTATCAAAGCAACTTACAAAAATGGAAATGTTGTAAAAGAAGACTTAAAAAATTATGTACTCATGCAATCCACAGGCCTCAAAGATAAGAATAGCAAAGAAATCTTTGAAGGGGATGTAGTCAAAATGGCTAAGAATGTCTATTCTGAGCCAACTTATTACGAAGTTGTAAGACATCTAGGCGGAGCATATCGTCTTGAATCTAAGCAACACGGATGTGAATTGTGGCTACGACATACAGACTGCGAAATTGCAGGGAATATATACGAAAATCCAGAGCTGGCAGAGGTATGCTCATGAGCGTGAAATACAAATATTCCGGATTGACCGAGGAACTATATCAACGATTAGTCAGTGAGCATGCAGCGCTGAGAAAGGTGCACAAAAAAGGCTCTTATAAGCAGTTCTTCCAAGATGCGAAACAGTGTGATGAGTTACAAGCTCGCATCATATATCAAGCATTCAACGCCGCAGTCGTGGAGCGTGCGAGGATATCACCAGCGACTGTCGACAGACTAGAAGGCATCATTTCTGATGAACTATTCGACGACCTTCAAGACTATCTGTCTACGCATTATACAAGAGGTAAAACCACGCGCCCAGTGTTGGAGAAAACCAACGCAGGACTGCCAGAGGGACTGTTTAAACGGTTTCGTAAAGAAGTGGAAGCACTGCGCAAGGAACACCCTAACAATCTAAACAACTACATTAGAGAGGTTAAACGGTGCGACCAGAAAAATGCTAACAGAACCCAAAACGCCCTCAATCTGTGCTATGCGGAAAAAGCCGCCCTAACACCGTTGAAGGCTGTCCAAATGGAAGGAATGCTATCAAGAGAGCTGTTCAGTGAGATTGTTGATTTTGTTTTCAATAACTATGAATGGTCCGAAAGGTTGGACGATGAAGTTGATCGCATAACCCTAGAATATCGTAATAAAGGCAAGGTAGGTCGTGAGAAGACCACGGTTAGAAAAGCCTTATATACAGCCTATGCGTTAGGCGTGTAGCTAGAACGGTTTATGAGGGTTCGACTCCCTTGCTAGCTATTACCAGTTAATATATTTTAGAATCGAGGAGCCTTTTGATTTTTTCATTCAAATCAGCGGAAGCGTGACTGGTCGTGGATGCACCCAAACCCAGTAAATAAACAATTAGAATCGAGGAACCTTTTTTATTTCGTTCACAAATCTAAAGCGTCTATACTGGTGGCGTGATTATTCAAGGCTTATGCCTGCAAGCAGATATAGGTCAGAAATCTCCATAATTCATCCGACTTAATTCTTGTATTATTTCAAAAACGAAAGGGGAATATCCCCGATAATGATTTCACTATATCTAGGCTGGAATGGTTGTATAAGGGGTTCGATTCCTCTTGCCAGTCATTGTCTGTCAAACACTAAAAATAAAAAATGAAGCTAAAAAATGAATATAGATTTTTAGTGGCTTGAACACTTTTTAACACTTTTTCAACACCGGACAAGCTGACAGACCTTGTCCAAACAAACCCAGCAAATTTTAAGAAAAAAGGATGTGAAAAAACCTCTTTCTTATTGATATCGCATTACAAAATAAAAGCCAAAGACCTTGCTGGTGTCGGTGGCTTGAAAGGAGGTAACAACAAGGCTCACAAACTCAATCTTTTCATATCTCTTAATACTTGAGCCGAAGAAAATAAAAAAGACCGACACAATGGCCGGCAATTTCTGGAAATCAACATTACTATTATACCAGAGAGGACAGAACAATGCTATTGCCGGAAATTGATGAAAAAGCAACTATCAGAGGTTGCAAGCGAAAACTTCGAGAATATCCAAGATGGCGAGAGATTGCACACGATAGCGCTGAGCAGAAGATAACACAGGAATTTACATTTATGCCAAGAGGTGGTAGTGGAGTGAGTAGACCGGTGGAAAATATCGCAGTCAGACGTGTCGATGCAATGAACGAGCTAGAAGCCATAGAGCAAGCAGTTAGCGGGCTATATCGTCCAGACTATCGCAGAATACTGATAGAGAAATATCTGGCATACCCACCTAAACCAAACTGGCAAATCGCCCAAGCAATCGGATTCGAAAGGACAGCCTTTCAAGGATTGCTAAATAATGCTATCCTAGCATTTGCAGAATTGTATAGAGATGGCAAATTAGTTGTGGAACGTTGAAATAACGGTATTTTGACGGTTAATTCACGGTGTCTAACAACTGTTTAAAGTGGTATTATTATATTATCGAAGAAAATTCAGAGACGGCTCACTTTGTGGGTTGTCTTTTTATTATGCAATGAAGGAGGTGGACATATTGGGCTAAATCAACGACAGAAATTATTTGCTAGCGAGTATATCAAGCTAGGTAATGCTACACAAGCAGCGATTAATGCTGGGTATAGCGAGAAGACAGCCGGGCGCATCGCTGGGCAAAACTTGAAAAAACTTGAAATTAAGAGCTATATCGATGCCGAAGTTGAGAAAATGCACAGCGAGAACATCATGGATGCTAAAGAAGCCTTGTCCATTCTATCCGACATTGCAAGGGGTAAGCGTGATGAGGAAGTTCTCATGATGAATCCAGTCACTGGTGAAGTCGAACGAGTGACTAAGAAAGCTGATAACAACACGGTAATCAAGGCTATTACTGAAATCTTGAAACGCTATCCAACAGCTAAACAAGCTGAGAAATTGCAACTTGAGATTGAAAAACTTAAGTCTCAAATCGGTGGCGATGAAGGGCAAGATGAGAAAATCGCTGGTTTCCTCGATATCATCAAAGGAGCGGTAAGCAATGGACTTGAGTAAGCTCTACACCAAACGGCAGTTAGATGTGCTGAACTACATTTGGAATCATGATTGGTTTATATGTGGGCTTCACGGCGCTAAACGAGCGGGTAAGACAGTCGTTAACAATGACACATTTGTAACTGAATTGAGCCGTGTCAGAAAGATTGCTGACCGTTTAGGTGTGGATGAGCCTATTTATATCTTAGCGGGTACATCGTCAACTTCGATACAGAATAATGTGTTGCAAGAGCTTTATAATAAATACGGTTTTGAGCCAAAGTACGATAAGCATGGCTCTTTTGTATTTTGCGGTGTAAAAGTCGTGCAAGTATACACTGGCTCTATATCTGGACTTAAGCGTGCCCGTGGTTTCACGGCGTTTGGAGCTTATGTAAACGAGGCGTCACTAGCGAATGAGGTTGTTTTCAAAGAAATTATCTCACGCTGTTCGGGTGAGGGTGCTCGAGTGGTGTGGGATAGCAACCCAGACAATCCGAATCATTGGCTTAACCGAGACTACATTGGCAAGAATGATGGTAAGATTATAGATTTCAGTTTCAAGCTCGACGATAACACCTTTTTATCGAAGCGCTATATCGATTCTATCAAAGCAGCCACACCAAAGGGGAAATTTTACGACAGAGATATCTTAGGGATTTGGAGTGTGGCGGAGGGTGCTATCTACGCTGATTACGACAGTAAGATACACGTAGTTGATGAGTTACCAGACATGAGACGCTACTTTGCAGGGATTGACTGGGGCTATACTCACTACGGTTCTATCGTGGTTGTCGGTGAAGGTGTGGATGGCAACTACTACCTTGTCGATGGCGTAGCAGCACAATTCAAAGAGATAGATTGGTGGGTAGAGCAAGCTAGGAAACTAACTGACATCTACGGGAACATACCATTCTATGCTGATAGCGCCCGTCCAGAGCACGTAGCACGGTTTGAGAATGAAGGGTTTGATATCAGTAACGCTAATAAGTCAGTGATAGCTGGTATCGAGCTTATCGCTAAAATGTTTAAAGAACGCAGATTATACGTTAAACGGGGCTTTGTACCTCGTTTTTTTGATGAGATATACCAGTATCGATGGAAAGAGAACAGTACGAAAGACGAGCCATTAAAAGAGTTTGACGACGTGCTGGATAGTGTGAGATACGCTATATATTCTGATTTCGTCATCGGTAGTACAGAAAGAGCAAGCTATGATGACTTGCTTAATATGTTTAGTTAGGAGGAATGATGGAACGAACACTATTTACAGATAGCACAGGTCAAGAACATGTTCTAAATCTACGTTTCCATCGCGGGGCACGCATTCGCTATCGTGCTGATAGTCTTGAGGAACTCATGGCAGGTAATTGGGAGTTGTTAAAACACTTCATCAATCACCACAAGCTGAGACAAGCCCCACGCATTCAAGAGCTTATGGACTATGCAAGAGGTGAAAACCACGACGTTCTTAAGTCTGGAAGGCGCAAGGATAAGGAAATGGCTGACAAACGAGCTGTACACAATTATGGCCGTATGATTAGCAAGTTTAAGACGGGCTATTTAGCTGGCAATCCTATTCGTGTGGAGTACGACGATAGCAACGACCACTCGCAAAACGATGAAGCTATTAAACGCATTGGTCGAATTAATGACATCGACACACACAATAGAACGCTTATCAGAGACTTGTCGCAAACTGGTAGAGCTTATGAGCTTATCTATCGCAGTGAGTACGATGAAACACGCATCAAGCGCCTTAGTCCGCTAGATACATTTGTAATCTACGACAACTCACTAGAAGATAACTCTATCGCAGCTGTCCGATATTACAAGCGTGGTTTTCTTGAGAATGCCAGAGAGGTCGTGGAAGTTTACACGCCCGAATACATCTATACGCTAGATGTGTCTGATAGCTTTAACGAGATTTCTGTAACAACTCACGCATTCGGTACTGTACCGATTACAGAGTTTCTGAACAACGTTGACGGCATTGGCGATTATGAGACTGAGCTTTATCTAATTGATTTGTACGATAGTGCTGAATCTGATACAGCGAATCATATGAGTGACATGGCTGACGCTATTCTTGCTATCTATGGTGACTTAGCATTGCCGCAAGGCATGAAGGCTAGCGACATGAAACGCACTCGCTTAATGCAACTTAAGCCACCTAAATCAGCGGACGGCAAAGAAGGCACGGTCAAGGCTGAGTACCTCACTAAATCCTATGACGTCACTGGTGTTGAAGCATATAAGACACGCTTAAACAAGGATATCCATGTATTTACCAACACACCCGATATGTCAGACACGAATTTCAGCGGGAATACGTCTGGTGAAGCATTGAAATACAAATTATTTGGGTTAGATCAAGACAGAATCGACACACAATCTCAATTTACAAAGGGACTGAAACGCCGCTATCGCCTTGCCGCTCGTATTGGTTCGCTAGTTAACGAATTTAAAGATTTTGACGAGAGTCTCTTGAATATTGTCTTCACACCGAACTTGCCTCGCTCGCTTGCTGAACAAGTCGAAGTATTAGCTGGTTTGGGTGGTCAAGTATCGCAAGAAACAGCTCTAAGTTTGTCTGGTTTGGTCGAAAGTCCAACTGAGGAACTCGACAGAATGGATAAAGAGGTATCTAAAATCGATTTTAAGGGGTATTCTAGCGACTTTAATGGACAAGTAGGCAAATACACCGAGGGAGAAGAAAAGACGCACACAAGCAATTCTACGAGGGTTGACGTATGACGTATTGGTCAGAGCGCATCCAACGAGAGAGAGAACGAGCTGACCGAAAAACGGAGAAAGAGTTTAAGAAAGAACTCGAAGACCTATACCGCATGGAATTAGGTCAGCTACGTAAAGAGTTGGATGCTTATATCCAGAATTTCGCTGAAAAGAATGGGCTAGCCGTTGAAGATGCAAAGAAGCGTGCTAACGAATTTGATATTAAAGGTTTTGAAAGCAAAGCTAGGCGCTATGTTGCTGAGAAAGATTTCAGTGCAACAGCTAACGAGGAATTGAGAAATTACAACTTCTCAATGTCAGTCGGTAGGCGTGAGCTACTTATCCAACAGTTAGAGCTTGAATTGATGTCACTTGCTGAGGGTGAAGAAAAGCTTGTGCGTGAGTATCTAAACACTGCTTACAAAGCAGAGATGGCAAGAGGTAGCTTGCTAGATCAGAGTGTGTTAAAGGGTAATATTCTAGCTCATGCAATGGAAACGGCCGTTAATGCTAACTTCGAGGGCGCTAAATGGTCAGAGCGTATCTGGGGCAGAAATGAGCAGTTAAGACAGTTAGTTAGGACTGAGGTAACAAGGGCTTTAATTCGTGGTGACAACGGCTTGACGATTGCAAGACGTATCAGAAAACACATGGATGTATCACGCGCTAATGCAGAACGTTTAGGCATTACAGAACATGCCAGAGTCCAGACGTTAGCTCAGCAAGACATCATGAAAGAGAATGGCTTTGAGTATTTCAAACTTATGCCAGAAAGCCGAGCGTGTTCGATTTGTAAGGGTATTGGCGAGGAAACAGAAAAGAACCCTGTCAGAATCGCTGATATGGAAATCGGAAAGAATGCGCCGCCTATTCACCCGTATTGCCGGTGTGCAGTAGCTGAGGTGGAATAGTGCACCATGTTTTTAAGAAACCGTAGAGGGCGAGCCTCTAATGGTGCATAGGGCTATTCTAGGCCCTAAATAAACAATACTACCGTGGCTCATGGGTAAACACACACTAGATAGGACTAGATAGGGCGTAGCTAGCCTATATCGTGGCTTAGAAAGAGTGTTACTTATGGGACTAGATAGGAGAACAAAATGGAAACAGATAATACAACAGTCGAAACGGTCGAAACTGCGGAAGTAAGCCATGACGTTGATAACAATCAACCGAGCGACTTCCAAGCGCCGCAATCACAGTCAGAATTGGATAGCATTGTAAATAAAGCTGTACAGACAGCCTTGAAAAATCAGAAAAAGGGCGAAGAAGCACGAGTAAACGAAGCTATCGCCAAAGCATTGCAAAAAGAACAAGACTATTCAAAATTATCTGCTGCTGAGCGTGCGAGCAAGGAATTTGAAGACCAAAAAGCAGAATTTGAAAAGCAAGTAGCACAATTTGAGTTTGAAAAGCTGAATATGGCAGTTAAAGAAGACCTTGTTTCAAAAGGCTTGCCAGTTGAATTGGCTGATATGTTTAGCCATGCTGAGAATGCCGCTGAGGCTCTTAAATTGGTCGGGACTTTTGAAAAAGTCTTCAATGATGCCGTTGCTAATCAAGTCAAAGCTACTATCCGCCAAAACTCGCCTAAAGCTGCAAGCATTGGTGACACTCAAACGGACAATTTTGGGGCTCAACTTGCTAAGTCTACGAGCGTTACGGCTGCTCGTTTTATCTAAAACAGAAAGGAAAACTTTAAATGTCAACAACTAAAATCTTTGACACTTCAAACATTGTTCGCTCATTGCCTTATAAGGCAGTAGCGGCAACAGTAGACAAAACTTATGACGGTGTATTGGTAGATGGTAAGAAATACATCAAAGCCGGTACGTTGGTAGCGGGTAAAGATGGCTCAATCTTTGATGATCGCACTAAAGCCGTTGTGGAAAACAAAACAGCGCCAGAAGGTATTGTCCTCTATGACGTAGATTTGACAATCGAAAATGCCGTATCAGTGCTCTATGCCGGTGAAGTTTACAAAAACAAAGTTAACGGCGGAGAAGTTGACGACGCTGTTAAGAAAGCTTTGCCACTTATCAAATTTATCTCTGAGAAATAAAAGGGGGACTATTAAAACATGGGACTTATTTACGATAAAGTAAACGCATCTAATATTGCTGGTTACTTCAACGCATTGCAAGAGAATGTTAACTCCACTTTGGGTGAGTCTATTTTCCCAGCACGCAAACAACTTGGAACTAAATTGTCTTACGTTAAAGGAGCGTCTGGTCAAGCGGTTGTTTTGAAAGCTGCTGCATTTGATACCAACGTTACAATCCGTGACCGTGTTAGCGCTGAAATGCATGACGAACAAATGCCGTTTTTCAAAGAGGCTATGCTTGTTAAGGAGAATGATCGTCAACAACTCAATCTTGTGAAAGACTCTGGCAACGAAGCGTTGGTTAACACAATCGTAGCGGGTATTTTCAATGACGATGTAACACTTATCAACGGTGCTCGTGCTCGCCTTGAAGCTATGCGTATGCAAGTGCTTGCCACTGGTAAAATTGCTTTTACAAGCGGCGGTGTAAACAAGGATATCGACTACGGTGTTAAGACTGAGCATAAGAAACAAGTAACTAAGAGCTGGGCTGAAGCGGACGCTAAACCTCTTGCTGACCTTGAAGAAGCTATCGAAACAGCTCGAGAACTTGGACTTAATCCAGAGCGTGCTGTAATGAACGCTAAAACATTCGGTCTTATCCGTAAGGCTGCATCGACTGTTAAAGTCATCAAACCTCTTGCTGGTGATGGTGCAGCAGTTACTAAATCAGAGCTTGAAAACTATATCGCTGATAATTTCGGTGTGTCTATCGTTCTCGAGAACGGCACTTATCGCAATGACAAAGGTGAAGTTTCTAAGTTCTTCCCAGACGGCCATTTGACACTCATTCCTAACGGTGCTCTTGGTAACACTGTTTTCGGTACAACCCCAGAAGAATCTGACTTGTTCGCTGATAACACTGTTAATGCGGACGTTGAAATCGTTAATAACGGTATTGCAGTAACAACAACTAAGACTACTGATCCAGTCAACGTTCAAACTAAGGTCTCTATGGTGGCGTTGCCATCATTCGAACGTTTGGATGATGTTTACATGCTTACTGTCATTCCAGCACTCTAACAGGTACTCATTATGAATATCGTATTAAAAGCATTCATCGATAAGACTGACGGCACAGTTTATTACGTCGGTGACTTGTACGATGGCGAACGTACCGAGGAACTCATTGAGTTAGGGTACGTTCAAGACGACAAACCGAAGAAGAGAACACGAACTAAAAAGACAGCAGAATAGCGAGGTATGGCATGAAGACGTTAGATAAAGACCAAATTATTGAAAATGTCTCTGTTGACCTTAACACTAACGACGATGACTTGCTTGAAATTCTGTTGGAGCGTGTCGTTAATCATTTCAAGGCTGAGTATGGCGTCGAAGAAGTCGACAACAAACTAGCTTTCATTTTCGAAGATTGCGTCATTAAGCGTTTCAATCGTCGAGGTGCTGAGGGTGCTAAATCTGAGTCAGTAGATGGCCATTCTATGTCGTATTACGACAACGAGAACGAATTTAAGCCTTACGATGATATGTTACAGCGTTTATATGGCAATTCTGGGCAAGCTAAAGAGGGTGAGGTGCTATTTCTATGAGATACGCTGATACCGTAGTGCTAAAATATAACGATAAGACAAATAAGCGCTACGACCCCGACTCAGGTCGCATGGTAGGTGGCAAGGAGTGGGCTAGAACGATAGCGTGCAATGTCACTGGTGCCAGCCTTGACTTACAAGCTAAACTAGGAGAACTTCTAAACACTAATAGCATCGTCATTAGATTTAGAAGCCCTATAACGGTTGGTATCGACACGATTGAATATAATGGTGGCAAATACAAACCCGTTACTGTGAGGGACTATCTAGCTGGTCGAAATGTCATCTATGCTAACAAGGTAGGCAAATAATGGCGACATTAGAATTTGAAGGTTTGGACGAAATGGCACAAAGTCTTTTGAGGAACGCATCGCCCGAAAAACGCTTAAAGGTTTTGCGAAAGTATGGTGCTAAAGTCAAAGAGGCTGCTATTAACAAGGCACAATTCACCAAAGGTTATTCAACGGGTGCTACTCGTAGAAGCATCACCTTGCAAGCTGGAGGCAATCAAGCGATTGTCGAAGCATTAACCAGCTACTCAGGTTATGTCGAGGTAGGAACACGAAAGATGGAGGCACAGCCATTCATGCAACCAGCGCTCGAAGAAGTAGTGCCAGATATGGTCGAAGAAATGGCGAGATGGGATGAAACATGAAACAACCGGATCAGTTACTTCATGACGAAATGTTTCGGATTAGTGATAAGTTAGGATACGACACCTATACTTATTTGCCGCCCGAAAACGTGGCCTATCCGTTCGTAGTCATGGGTGAAACAAAGGTCTTGCCACAAGCTACCAAATCGCATCTAATTGGGCGTTTATCGTCTACAGTGCATGTTTGGGGGCGTGTGGATGACCGAAAATTATTATCAGATATGGCTGGACAGTTAATGTCTAGCTTTTTTGCTATCAAAAATATTGACGGCATGCAGTTTTCGGCAGAGGTTAACCAGTCGTCAATTGATAGCAATCGAGACAATAGCACGGATGAAGTTTTATATCACTTCATCGTGTATACGTATTTTAAATTTGTTTAATTAGGAGGAAGAAATGGCTGAAACTAAAGTCAAAGAAGCCCTTTTGGGAAAAGAAAAAATCTTGATGTTCCGTAAGTTTGGAGACAAGACAGCAGCGGCTAAACTTGCCTTGCAAACTGAGCATGAATGGGAATACTCCCGTGATGCTGACACGACTAAAACCAAAGATGGTGCCGTAGTTGCTGATGGCGGTCTTGAAACTAAACTTTCGATTACTGCCATCGGTACTAAGGATGAACTCAACGAAATGTTGAAAAAATCAGTGGTAGATGGCTACAAAGTCGAAGTTTGGGAAATCGACTTGTCAGACAAGAAATCAAACGGCAAATATGGCGCTCTTTATGCTATTGGCCGTTTGTCTAGTTGGAAAGTGCCGGCTAACGTTGAGGAACTTGTAGAAATTGAATCAGAAATGTCAGTCGAAGGGAAACCTCAAGCTGGTGAAGCTACATTGACGGATGAACAAGTCAAGGAAATTCAATACACATTCCAAGACACAACTGCGATCAATTCCCTCTAATAGTATGTAATTATCTTGGGCCAAGCTGTTTCAGTTTGGCTTTTTATTTTAGAAAAAAATAGGAGTAAACAAACAATGAACACAATCACTATCGAAAATAAAGACTACCCTTTGGATTACGGCTTCGACTTTATCCGAGAGCTTGACAAACGCTATTCTGTTTCAGACGGTGGTGTTTCGTTCGGTTTCGGTGTACAGCACGCAGTCGTTGATTTGCAACAAAAAAACCCAGTTATCTTGCTTGACCTTATTCAAGCGGCAACTATCACAGAGCGCCAAAAACCTTCTGTTAAAGGCATTGAGGCCTATGTTATTGAAGTAGCTGAGAAAGACCAACTTGACACACTTTTTGACGATTTTTTATCAGCATTGCGTGTGCAACCTTTGACGAAAGCAACCGTGAAACGAGTGGAAGAAGCAACAGAGTAGCCAAAACCGCAAGTGATAACCAAGATTCAGCTGAAACGTATGAGGAATTAATTACTAATGCTATGGCTGAGTTTGGTGTGTCATTGCTTGAAGCTCGAAGAATGACGCTTAAAGAGATGAAACTCTATCAGAAAGCGCATAAGAAACGCTATCTGAATAAAGAAAGAGAAATCTATCAACTCGCTTATCTTAATCGCTTGGCGAATGCCACGACGAAAGACGGCAAGAAGTACTACTTCGAGAAATTTGACGACTTCTATAATGCTAAAGAACGAGCCCGTGAGGTGTTGGGTGAAAAAATCACGAACAGCAAGCTATTAGAACGGGCTAGGAATAATCTTAATTACAAACGAGAAAGAGGGTTGCTAGATGGCAGATAAAACGTTTAACGTCCGAGCGATATTAAGCGCTCAAGATAACGGCATGTCTAGCGCACTCAAAAGAGCACAGCAAAACGCTGAGAATTTAGGTAAAACTGGCACTAAGTTAGGCTCGGTTTTCAAAAGCGTTTTGGGTGCTAATTTAGTTAGTGCTGGTATTACTAAGGGAATCGGTGCATTGACTAGTGGCATGCGTGGCATGGCTAGCGAGCTTAATAGCTCAGCTAAAGCATGGAAAACTTTTGAAGGCAACATGCGTCAAATCAACATGCCCACTGATCAAATACAAAAAGCCAAAAGCGACTTGCAAGACTTTGCTACCAAAACCATCTATTCAGCGTCTGACATGGCCTCTACCTACTCACAGTTAGCGGCTGTTGGAACGAAGAATACAACGGAACTCGTTAAAGGCTTTGGTGGTCTTGCGGCAGCGGCTGAAAACCCAGCTCAAGCCATGAAAACTTTAAGTCAACAAGCGACCCAAATGGCGGCTAAGCCTAAAGTGCAATGGCAAGATTTCAAACTTATGCTAGAGCAAACGCCCGCTGGTATTGCGGCGGTAGCTAAGGAAATGGGCATGAGTACGAGCGAAATGGTCAAGGCTGTCCAAGATGGCAAGATTAAGACCGAGGACTTCTTTGACGCTATTACCAAGGTCGGTAATAATGAGGCGTTTAGTAAGATGGCCACAGAATTCAAGACTGTTGACCAAGCAATCGATGGTATGAAAGAGTCTCTTGCTAACAAATTGATGCCACAGTTTGAAAAACTCAATCAAATTGGTATTAAGGCAGTCGTTGGGCTCACCGATGCACTTGAAAGAGTTGATATCAACGGAATTGCTGACAAGATTGGCAGTGGGTTGCAATCCCTTTGGAAAGGTTTCTCTAATACGGGAGCTTTGAAAAATCTAGGTGCAACGTTTACCTATATCGCAAGCTCAATCAAGCAGCTATTTAGCAAGATTGATGGTAGCAAGCTCATGCAGGGCATTGGCTCGGTGTTTGGTGATATTGCTAACGGTATCTCACAAGCTCTAAACATTGCCACAACATCAGTTAGAAGTTTCATCAGCTCATTTGCTGACACAGGAGCTTTTCAATCATTCAAAGCAGCGGTGCAAGATACTTGGAACGCTCTTAAAACTATCGGTTCATCTCTTGGTGATGTACTTGGTAGCTCACAAGTGCAGTCAGCCATTGTAAGTATTGGCTCAGCTCTTGGAACACTTGTAAACTGGATATCACAAGCAGCGTCAGCGGTTGCTAAATTTGTAAGTAGCCTACCTAAAGGGGTGCTCAACGGCGTTACTAGCGGGATACTGGCAATGGTAGCAGGGTTCATGACTGCTAAGGCTGGTATTTCAGCGGTAGGTGTTGCATTGAAAGGCTTGGACTTCATCAAGAGTCTAAATCCGTTCAAGAAATTCGGAGCGGACGCTGCAGAAGGAACAGCGCAAGCTGCTAATAGCGCTAGACGTTCTAAGTCAACTATTACTCAATTGTTCAATGGGATATCTAATGTCATTAAATCTTCTGGGAATGCGATAAAAGGAACGCTGACAGCCTTATTCAAAGGTATTGCAGAGACCTATAAAGGTTTTGGGCAAGGGTTGAAATTTGCTTTACAAGGCCTTAGAGGGTTGAGTTCGGCGCAAATTCTATCATTCAGCGCAGGCATCGCTATTGCCGCAGTCGGGATCGGGGCAGCGATTGCATTGATTGTTGCTTCATTCTCACTATTAGCAAGTCATGCTAGTGGTGTTTCACAAATCATTGGCTCTATCGGGTCAGCGTTTGGAACCGTTGTCGAATCTATCGGAAAGGCAGCAGGGACTATCGTTGAAGCGTTTGGCACGGCATTCGGTATTGTTATTAAGGCAGTCGGTGAAGCTGCGCCAGGGCTAGCCAAACTTTCACCACTTGTTGAAGCTATCGGCACTGCTCTAGGCAATGCAGCCCCAGCCATTACGGCGTTTGGGAATGCTTGGACGTCTATTTTAGGAACGCTTCCAGCCATCATTGGTGCATTCAGCGGACTAGTTTCTGCTATAGGCTCAGCAATTAGCCAAATAGCTACAGCAGTAACTCCGATTGTTCAAATTATTGGTAACACAATTACGGCAGTAGCCCAAATCATTGCTAACGCTATCGTGGCAATCGCACCAGTTATCGCTAATTGTATTGTCCAAGTTGCTCAAGTAATTGGCCAGTTTGGACCACAGATTGCAATGGTCTTACAAGTAATCGTACAAGCCATTCAAGCAACGGCACCAGTCATTATGACCTTGATTCAAGGGATTGTTACAGTCGTTCAAACAATGGCACCAGTCATTAGTCAAGTGATCTCTGCCATTGTTACGGTTGTCCAAACTCTCGCACCGATTATACAATCTATCGTCAATGGTATCGTTACTGCTATTAGTCAGATTGTGCCTATTATCACAGCGATTGGTGGTGTGATTAGTGCTGCATTTAGTGGCATTGCATCGGTTGTGTCAGCAGCCGGAATGGCAATCGCTACCGCTGCAATGGGTATCGGTACGGCTATTAGTACAGCCCTAAGCGGCATTGCAGGTATTATCAGTGCTACTGGTAGCGCTATCGGTGCTGCATTGCAAGGGATTGCTAGCGTGGTGCAATCAGTCGGAACATCAATCAGCACAGCGGCTCAAGGTATCGGAAACGGCATTAAGTCAGCGTTTGAAGGGATTTCAAGCGTTATCACCTCAGCTGGTAGTGCAATTAGTAGTGTATTGAATAGCCTTGCTAACGTATTCAATTCAATCGGTACGGCTGCTCAAAAGGCTGGTACTGGTTTCAATCAGCTTGCTAACGGTGTCGTTAAGATTACCAACACCAATCTTGGAGACATGGCTGCATCTCTTGCAGCAGTAGCTAAAGGTGTAGGCTCTATTGGTAACAATTCAGCTGGTTTAGCAAAAGCTGGAACAGGTATGACTCAGCTTGGTAATGGTATGAGTAAGGTGTCTAGTTCAGCGTCTAGTGCTGTATCTGGTTTGACATCATTCTCAACTACGATTACAAGCATTCAATCGTCATTCACTAGCTTACAATCACTATTGACATCAGCGGGAACAGCGTTTAGCACGTTCTCAAACCAAGCTAGTCAATCGCTAGTTGGCTTAACGGCTATTGTAGGACCTATCACTACGTTTAGAGCAGAAGTCATGACACTAGCCCCAGCATTAACGCAAGCGGCAAGTGGATTGACTCAATTCAGCTCTATTTCAACAACATTGAGCTCTAGCATGGCTGCTATTAGTGCAAGCATGACTGTGTTAACTGCTAGTCTAACAAGTTTGGCTAGTCAATTAACCATGATTACTAGCAGCATGACAACCGTGTCAGCGGGTATGACCATGTTTGGCACTGGTATGACTGCGATTGGCACAGCGCTAACGATGTTGAATAGTCAATTTATGATGTTCACTACATCGCTAACACAATTGACAACGCAATTCATGACAGCGGTAATGCCGCTTAACATGTTCAATATGGCACTAACCATGATGACACCAGCCTTGATGTTAGCATCTACTGGATTCATGCAATTTAACGCTCAAGTCATGCAATCTGTAACTGGAATGACTGCTCTATCAACTGCAATTGCTACCATTCCAGCTATTCTTACAGCCGTAGCGAGCACCGCTAATAATGCAGCATCAGCTATCATGCGCATTGCAACTAGTGCACCACTTATTGCTAGCGCCATGAATAGTGCAGCTGGACAAGTTCAGTCAGCTATGCAACGTATGGCACAAGCTGTGCAGTCTAGTGGTCAGCGTATGATCCAAATGGGTCGCCAAGCTGGGACTCAGACTGGTCGGAATATCGCAAGCGGTATTCAATCAGCGGTTGGGCAAGTAGGCTCAGCAATGGATAGCTTAGTCAATGCAGCGGCTGCCAGAGCTAATGCTGGGGTAGGACGCATGAGAGCGGCTGGAGCACAAATCGGTAACGGTTTGGCTCAAGGTATGCTGTCAGCACTAGGAGCAGTAACAGCGGCAGCTAATGCCCTTGTAGCCCAAGCAGAACGAGCAGCACAAGCGGCAGCCAAAATCCACTCACCATCACGGTTGTTCCGTGATAACGTCGGTATCTATATCGGTCAAGGTTTGGCTGTTGGTATTGATAAGAGTGTTAAATACGTCAAGTCATCAATTGCTGACATGATTGATACTGCTAGCCGATACGCTATCAGTGCCCGTGATCTGTTCGAAGATAACAATATCTTTGATAGCTTCGATGGTGGCAAGATGCGAGGTAGCATTGATTTGTCATTAGCAGACGATGCAAGAATGGACAGACTGGAACAAGCGCTCGACCTTATCACCGATTTGGTGGGACGTCCGATTTCATTTAACATTAATGGCCGTGAATTTGCTTATGCAGCAGCGGATGACATGAGTAGTTACCAAAAAGCGCAAGAATTCACTTACAAACGAATGAGAGGGCTTGAATAATGGCTTTATTTCAATTTAACGGATATGACTTAAACGACTATTTCAAGCTAATCAAAGTAGAGCATGAGATAGGAAACGAACGGTCTATCTCAACAGATTCAGCGCCATTGATTGGCGTTAACGTTCAACAAGTCAATATCGGGGCTAAGAAGATTAAGGTGACAGTCAGCCTAGCCACTAGAGACTTGGCTGATATGACATTTATTGACCCTAATCAACCGGCACCGACTGACAACGGGCAGTTTTACCGAGTAAGAGAGGAAGCTGCCAGAGTGCTACACACCAAAAAAGCGGTTAAGCTCTGTTTACCAACGGAGCCTGACCGCTATTATTTGGCGCTCGTTAAAGGTGAGGTCAATCTCAGAGGTATCTCTGATTGGTATGACCAAGCAACGATTGAATTTATCGTACCGGACGGAGTAGCGCATTCGACTACTTACAAGCGTGTTACTGATTTTCGTGAAGACAAAGGTAAAATGATTTTCCCGATAAATAACGAAGGCTCGACGGATGCTTATCCAGTTATCACGCTGAAAGCAAACGACGAGAACGGGTATTACGGTCTTGTCAGTGATAAGTTTGCGTTCGAAGCCGGAAACAATGAAGAAGCTGACGGGAAGATTGTTTCTAAATCTGAGACACTTTACGATTTTAGGGGAGACAAAATCACCCAAGCTCTCGCTAGAGGGGCTAAGAATGTCGGTCTTACAAATGTTCAAGAGGAATTACGAGGAACGCTTGAAATAAGAAACCTATGGAATAGACCACACCTTGCATTGAGAGACCCGGATGTCAATATCAACCAAAATCAAACGGCATCCTTGACATTTGATGTACCAGCAGACAGTAGCGGGAACGTCGGAGGGTTGACGGAGTATTTGTGGTGGAGGCAGATATTCTGGGCTGGGCACATCTCACAGTACGGTTTCATCAAAGTTACTGTGACCGATGCCGCCGGCGAGTTCCTTTATGGAGTAGAAACATTCAAACGAAGCATGGGTATTGATAGTGAGTACAATTTCTTGGCGTCGGATGGTAAAGGTGGGTATAAATTCTTAAAACAATGGAATTTTAAAGCAACCCATTTGAATGAACACAACCCATTCAACGAAGGGCGTGGCTGGTCGGATATTACAAGAGAGAATGATAAATTAACATTCTACTATTGGGGCACTTATCACAGTTATACAGTCCCCGAAATCAAAAATAAGAAGTCAGCCAAAATACACTTGACGTTATCAAATATCCCAACAAAATCATTTGTAACTCACGCATATTTTGACGAGTTTCGTTACGCAAAAACCAACAATAACTTCATCGAAGATGTGCCAAACCGTTACATCCAAGGCAGTACCGTTGTTATCAATAGCGAGAATGACACGTTGATGCTTAACAATTTATACAACCTAGACCAAATTGTGGACGGCTCTCTGTGGCCAGTAATTCCACCCGGTCGGTCAGAGTTGGAAATTGTTCAATCGACATGGGCTAAGAAAAAGCCTAGTGTTGCTATTGAATTTGAAGAAAGGTGGATTTAATGCTCTTAACCATCCATGATAATGAGTTAAAAAAAGTTGCTTATATTGATAACGACAAGCAATCCACATTAAACTTTTTCAATGACAAATGGACGCGATCGCTTGAGAGTGGGACGTCCGTTTTTGAGTTCTCTGTTTTTAAAAAGAGTGTTAAAGCTAATTCTAAGTTAGAGCTTGCTTACAAATATCTCAATGAAAGAGCTTTTGTCAGCTTCAAATATAAGAAACGCTCATATCTCTTCAACATCATGAAAACCGAAGAAAATGAGCACACTATCCGATGTTACTGTGAGAATCTCAGTCTTGAGTTGCTTTTGGAGTATCAAAACAGTTACAAAGCACCTAAAGCGATGAGTTTTAAAGAGTATTTCGAAGCTTGGGGATTGTCCGAATACGCTAAGTTAACCCTTGGCGTTAACGAGGTTTCTGATCAGAAAAAAACGCTCGAATGGGAAGGGCAAGAGACAACTTTAGCTCGTTTAATCTCGTTAGCTCGAAACTTCGACGCTGAAATTGAATTTGACACACGATTAAAATCAAACAGTCAACTAGATAAGTTCATTCTCAATGTCTATAAGGCACACGGTGGTAAGAATCAAGGAGTAGGGCGTAAACGTGCTGATATTGTTCTAAAATATGGCAAGAATGTATCTGGTATCAAACGCAGCATTGATAAGACACAGCTCTACAATGCCATTAGACCTGTCGGGCACAAAGAGGAAACGAAAGAGAAAGTCAATAAGGTTTCTAACCCAGCTACTAGTCAAGCGGCTAGCGGTGGCAAGAAATATACTGGTGGCAATCTGTCCTACGCAGGACACCCATTGAGTGCTGCATTAGTGCAGACTATCTTGAATCTATGTGTTCAACGTAACCTCTTGCCGTCGGGTGTCCTAGCTCAGCTCTATCTTGAGTCTTGGTGGGGCGCTTCAAACGTGGCCAGAGTTGATAATAACTGGGGTGGTATCACTGGGGGTGCCCAGACTCGCCCTAGTGGTGTTGTCGTTACCACTGGTAGTGCTAGACCCGCTAACGAGGGCGGGACGTATATGCACTATGCCAGCGTTGATGACTACATGAAGGACTACACCTATCTACTAGCAGAACAGACAAGTGGTGGCCGTAAAATGTACGGCGTCAAAGGCAAGCAGAATATCGAGGAATATACAAAAGGGCTCTTCCGAATCGGTGGAGCTCTTTATGATTATGCTGCCGCCGGTTACGCTCACTATATCGCTCTTATGCGAGATATTCGAAACGGGATTAACCGAACGAATGGAAACATTCTGGACAAGCTTGACGATTTGTGGAGACAACCAAATAACCAAGTCACCCAACCTAACCAGCCAGTCACTAGGACGGTCAAGGCTGATAAAGTTATAGCCGTCATAAACGAAATGCACGGTTTAAAAGGCCGTCGAGTTGGTAGTGGTCAATGTTACGCATTGGCAGCGTGGTATTCCATGAAGTTAGGTGGCCCCGGCCTCGGTGGGGGCGTAACCGGTCTATCTGGTTTGATTGGTGCTGGTATGGCAGCGGGCAAGATTGGTACTGACTACGCATGGGATAGATTTGGCTGGAGTGTTGTTAGACCTAGCAACACCAACCAATTGAAAGCGGGAGCTATTGCTAACATCAAGGCGTATAATGCCTATCAAGGTACGTCAGTTTGGGGACACGTTTCAATTATTGTAGCTAACAACGGTAGCACTGTTACAGTTTTGGAGCAAAACTATGCTGGGCGTCAATATGTTGTCCAAAACAGCTATCCAGCTAGTGCCTATCTAGGCGCTATTGAGACGCTATGTTATCCACCAGAACTCAAAGAAGGTAAAACCGTCGAGGGTAGAACTGAAACTGGTAGCACGCCAAACGTTACCGCTCCAGAGGTCGAAACCAAAGAAACTTCTGTCAGCACAGTTGAAGTCACTATCGATCCGAAGAAAAAACAGGAGTGGAAGAACGACAAAGGGCAAGTCGAGTTTTTCCTCGACACAGGCGTGCTATATGCACCTCTTTCAAAAGATTTATACCCCGCTATTTTGACCGGTAAGGAAGGTAAAGATAACTGGATTCGTAAAGATATGGAAGTCGAGACAGACAGTGAAGACGTGCTTATTTCGACAGCGCTTAGAAATCTACGCAAATTCTGTTATCCAGCCATCACTTATGAGGTTGATGGTTTCCTTGACCTCGATATTGGTGACACAGTTAAAATCCAAGACACTGGTTTCTCACCTATGCTTATGCTTGAAGCCCGTGTCAGCGAACAACAGATCAGTTTTTCTAATCCCGTTGAAAATAAAACAGTTTTCGCTAACTTTCAAGCTTTACGAAACAAGGTATCTGATAGTTTGCTATCTCGTATGGCTAAATTGGCTGAGCAAGCCATCCCTTACGAGTTAAAACTTTCAACAGATAACGGGACTACGTTTAAGAACAATGTCGGTCAAAGTGTCTTGAAGGCATCCCTTGAGAGAAATGGCAAGGTTTACCAACCGCTTTTCTTCTACAAAAATGGCGATGCCATCATCGGCACTGGGAATCAGTTAGTTGTCAGACCGACAGACTTTGAAAATACCTTACAAATCACTGTTGAAGCTTACCTTGACGATGAGTTAGCAGCAAGCGCTGAGGTTACATTCACCGAGGTGGTTGATGGAGAACGAGGCCCTAAAGGGGACAAAGGTGACAGAGGTAACGACGGACTACCCGGTAAAAATGGGGTAGGCATCAAGAATACAACTGTAACCTATGGACTATCTGACAACGAAGCAACCCAACCCACCAACTGGACGGCAAATCCGCCAGCATTGGTCAAAGGGAAGTATCTTTGGACCAAAACAGTCTGGACATATACCGACGACACCTCTGAAACTGGGTATCAGAAAACCTACGTGGCAAGAGACGGTAACGATGGCAATAACGGTATCGCTGGTAAGGATGGCGTGGGAATTAAAAAAACCACGATCACTTATGCAGTCAGTACATCAGGAACAACTGCTCCAACAAGCGGTTGGAATAGCCAAGTACCTAACGTGCCAGCAGGGCAATACCTATGGACTAAAACCGTTTGGACTTATACGGATGGTACCAACGAAACGGGCTATTCAGTGTCTAAAATCGGCGAGAAGGGTGAAAAAGGCGAACGTGGAGCGCAAGGTGAGCGTGGTCCACAAGGCTTGCAAGGCCCACAAGGAATCCAAGGGATACCGGGTGCAAAGGGTGCTGATGGTAAAACACAATATACACACATCGCTTATGCTGATAACACAATCGGTGGTGGTTTTAGTCAAACAGACACTAACAAGCCATTTATCGGCATGTATCAAGACTTCAATGCTATCAATAGTCAAAACCCGCAAGATTACCGATGGAGTAAATGGAAAGGTAGCGACGGGCGAGATGGCATTCCCGGTAAAGCTGGGGCGGACGGAAAAACACCTTACGTCCACTTTGCTTACGCCGATAGTGCCGATGGGCGAGATGGTTTCAGTTTGACACAGAATGGCACTAAGCGCTATCTAGGTGTATGTACCAACTTCAACCAAGCAGACAGCACAAACCCAGCTGATTATGTTTGGAATGATATGGTTGGTAGCGTGTCGGTCGGTGGTGAAAATCTAATCGTTAACTCAGCATTTCCGGATAATCTGGATGGTTTTGGTTTCTGGGAAGCGTCACAGCCAAATGCTAATCTATCCATTTCCAATCATGCGTTTTACTATAACGGTTCTAAATCGATGTTCTATCTTAAGGCATCAACATCATCATTAGTCCCAGTTTCAACGCTACGTTTTCCGGTCAAACGAAATACCGATTATTCTTTCAATATTCAAACGTTCGGGACGGGAAATATCAAGGGCGTAGACATCTATTTCCTTGGTCGCAAGTCGAACGAAACGAGCAGCACTTTTACTAAGGTCGTTAACTTTAAATCGCATAACGGCTCACCATCCACAACAGGCTTAGTCAAATGGCACTTGACTTTTAATTCCGGCGAATGTGATGAAGGTTTCATTCGTATTGATAACAAGGGGACAAATAACGGCAGCGAGTCGCTATTGTTCTTCACTGAATTGGATTGCTATGAAGGTACGACTGACCGAGCGTGGCAAGCGTCTCCGAAAGACCTTGAGAAACAACTAAACAGCAAGGCTGACAGCGCATTGACACTTGAGCAGATTAATGCACTTAACGAGAGAGCTGGAATTATTCAAGCTGAAATGGAAGCCAAAGCAAGCGCTGAAATCTTGAATAACTGGATTAAAACATACCAAGATTTCGTTAAATCAAACGAAGCGGAACGTGCCGCAGCTGAGAAAGCTCTGGTTAGTGCAAGTCAACGAGTGTCAACCATCGCTAAAAATTTAGGTGAGCTGTCTGATCGTTGGGATTTCATCGACACATACATGAGTTCGTCAAATGACGGTCTTGTAATCGGTAAGAATGACGGTAGCTCAAGCATGATGTTTAACCCAAACGGGCGCATTTCAATGTTTAGCTCTGGAGTTGAGGTAATGTACATCTCACAAGGTGTTATCCACATAGAGAACGGTATTTTCTCTAAAACTATCCAAGTCGGACGGTATCGAGAGGAACAATACCATATCAACCCAGACATGAATGTCATTCGATATGTAGGAGGTTTTTAATCAATGGCTGAATTTTGGAGTAACAACGATAGAGGTTACAGACTTAGACTTTGGGTTGACCAAGTAAGTCAAGATGTCGTTGCAAACACTAGCCGAGTACGTTTTCAGTTAGCTATTTTGAACACAGCGGCCACATTTGCAAGCTATTCCTGCAGTGCGTTCATCGATTTTGACGGTGGGCGTCGGTTGAATTGGTCTGGAAGCCCAAATATGACCAGCCAAAACTCGACCATCATGCTAATAGATGAAACAGTGACCGTAAATCACGGAGATGATGGTAAAAAAATCTTTGGTTTTATGGCCCGCTTCACGGGCGGTGGGGGGTATAGCCCTAATACACTCGAAATTGGAGGGAATAGTTTTACACTGACCGACCTTCAACGTTCGAGTAATTTAAAAGTGAGTAGTGCTGTTTTCGGTAAAGAGGCAACAATTACCATTGACCGTCAAAATCCTACGATTAAGCACACAGTTAGGTATCAAATAGGTGACTCGTCTGGAACGATAGCTAGTAATGTTGATACATCGGCAACTTGGACAATCCCTCTTGATTTAATCAATAAATTCACTAATACCGTCAACGCTCAAGGAACAATCTTGGTCGATTCGTATTTGCAAGGTTCAAAAATAGGGACACAATCGACGACTATTAACATCAGCGTGCCAGATAGTGTCAAACCAACACTAACAGGAGTGACACTGGTTGACACAAACGAAACCGTCCGTCGTCTTTTGCCCGAAAACAATTTCATTCAGGTCATGTCAAACATTCGAGCTGATTTTAGCGGTGCTAGCGGCGCATACGGTTCTACCATTACAGGTTACTATGCCGAAATAGCTGGGAGAAATCAGTCTATCAACTCGAATGGTGCTACGTTTGGGATGATGAATTATTCTGGGCAAGCGATAGTAAGAGCTAGGGTTTCAGACAGTCGTGGACGATGGTCGGATTTCAAAGAAATCAATATCAACGTCCTTGAATATTTCGCACCATCGATAAAATTTGACGTGACAAGGGTTGGGGCTACATCGAGCACCCTGCAAGTTCTAAGGAATGCTAAGATTGCGCCGTTAACTGTTAATGGCGTTCAAAAAAACGCCATGAAATTAACTTTCAAGGTTACACCTTACGGCAAGGATAGTTACACAACAGACACTGGTCCCGCTTCTGGAGACTGGGCTGGTGTTTCAAGTTTGGTTAATTCATCAGCTAACCTAGCGGGTGTGTATGCTGCTAACAAGTCATGGCAAATTTTGGCGGTTTTAGAAGACAAATTTACTTACACAAGTTTCAAACTTGATGTTCCCGTTGAGAGCGTAGCGCTTTCTTACGACCAATCTGGGCTCGGTGTTGCTAAGATCCGTGAGCGTGGGGCTCTTGATGTGGCGGGTGATATTTACGCTAACAACAGCCAGATTCAGCAATATCAATTGACTGGCAATAATGGAGCGCCAAAATGGATAGATGGCAAACCTAACGTCACTGATGCTAACTATCTTGATCAGCCCGGTCAGTATTACATCGATAAATCAGCGCCAGGCAATCCTAACGGCCAATGGGGATATCTGTTTCATTACAGTAATTATGGTAAGAATACCGATGGTTTTAAAGAGGCTATCCAGATTTTCTGGGGCAACAATGGGCAATTATTTTTCAGACACCACCGTTGGTCAAAGAAAATCGACGACTGGGAGCCGTGGAAAGAGTTCGCTAGAAACGAAAACACAAATCTAATCAACACTGGATGGAAACCAGCAGGCTACACTAATAGCTATTATAAGCGAGCAGGGGATGTGTTAACCATCAAATATGATTTTGCCGGTAACGGCGAAGCAATCACATTTGCGACCTTACCTAAAGAGGTTTTGACGGCCCCGCAAAACTACATGTTAACGATAGCGGTGTGGGATGCTGACGGGACGGTAAATTCTCACGTTCAGATTGATAAAGGCGGGAACACGCTGACTGCGTTAAACACTAAGAATGGTTCTAATTATTTTGGTCAACTCACAATTATGTTGTAAACAGAAAGGTTAATCTATGAAATTTGAATACGCTTCGAAATCTCAAGAATACGATGCAAGCGGTGCAGCGTCCGCCACCAAGGTGGTTTTGAAAAACACAGACGGGGCTATCATCCCCGTTTTTTTACCGCCAGAAAGCATTGATTTATCAAACACCGAGCTACTAAACGCAGCGCTTGAAGTAATCTACCAAGAGAACTTCCCTCAGCGTGCTGAGACAGAAAGATTTAACAAACTTGATGACAAAATCAAAGAATACAACGCTTTAAACGAAAAAGCCGCTGAAACCATCGCAAAGATGGAAGCGCAAATGACGAAACAGCAAGAGCAATCGAAGACAGCACAAGTTACGTTGATGAATATCATTGCTAAATTTTATGAAAAAGAGGTGCTAACCGATGAAGACATGGCTGAATTGTCTATCGTTGACGTTGAAGGAAATTAAAGAAGAAATAGAAAGAGAAAAAGATATGATGGTTAAATTATTTGCTATTAACATTGTCGCTGGAAACTACCCGTTTAAACGTGTCCCTAAAGTTTTGAAACCAAAGGTAAAAGAACAAATTGCTCTTATGGTCGAGGATGAGGAACTTTTGGCGCAACTCACAAAAGAGTAGCTAAGCAAAAAATGGGGGGGTTAAATAAATAAAAGAGGTACAGTACATTGAATGTTTCTGAGCTAATAGCTCACCTAGCCCCCACGGTTGGGGTGGTTGCGACAGGCTGGTTTGGGATGAAGGCTAGCAAGTCCGCCAACCTAAACAAAGAGCAATTCAGTGAGCTAAAGGGAGAATTAAACACCATTCAAGAGTCGGTTGAAGTCGTTCAAGATTTAGGTAAATTCAACGGCGAGAAAATCAACGAGTTAAACGACAAGCTGGTAGTGCATGATGAAGCTCATTTGGTGACTATGTATTTGCGCTTAGAGCGTGACATTTCCAAAGAATTAGAGCGTGGATATACCACTGTTCACAATTCTGATGTGATTCACAAGATGCACAGCAGCTATAAAAAATTAGGTGGCAATGGGTACATCGATGCCCTTTATAAAAAATACATTAATTTAGAAGTGAGGAACTAACATGATTAACTTTAAACTACGTTTGCAAAACAAAGCTACTTTGGTATCTCTTATCTCAGCAGTATTCTTGATGTTGCAACAATTCGGGCTTAATATTCCTAGCAATATCCAAGAAGGTGTAAATACTTTCGTTGTGATCTTGGTAATTTTGGGAATCGTTACAGACCCAACCACAAAGGGTGTTGCAGACAGTGAACGTGCATTAAACTACCACCAACCACGCGAGGACTAGCTTATGGCTAAACTCATGACCTCAATCAATCAAATCGAGGGGGGGAGCGTCCTCAAAAGTGGGGACACCACTTCCGTCTTTGGTTTTGAAATTTTGGGTTACGATGGAAAACGCATGGATTTAACGGGTACTGGTAAGGTGTCTGTTTTTAAAAAAGACAAAATTGCAGTTTATCAAGACGTTGACGTCAAAGGCGGGGTGTTTTCTTTCTCAATGGGTAGTGTGGTAGCTACTGGCACTTACTACCTTGAAATTAAACTGGATGGCCACATCTTCCCATCTAATAATTTCAAGGTGAAAGTCAAGAGCTCACTTAACATTGACGGTACGATTCCATCAAAAAAAGACCCTAAACTAAAACTACTAGCGGATGAATTGCGAGATTCTGGTTACATTACTGGTGGCAGTGAACCGACAGAAGACCTTGTAAACATCTACAATCTAGCTAAAATTTGAAAGGAAACATAAATGAGTAAATTACATGATTTTGCCCAAGCAGTCGGGACTGATATCAAAGAAATTAAAACAGCGTTGGCTGGCAAGGCTGAGAAAGGCGAAGTAACCGCTAACGGCATCACTCAAGACCAACTTAACACTGCCATTCAAGGTGTTAAGACTACTATTCTGGGCGAAGGCGTCCCAGAAGAACTTGACACACTCAAAGAAATCGCTGATAAAATCGCTGCATCGGGTGGCAATACTGACAGTGGTATCATTTTAAAAATGACCGAGCTTGGCACTCGTATTGATACCATCGAGCAAGAAGACCTTGTGAGCGTATACAACACAGCGAAAGCGTGAGCCTATGAGTAAGTTCACAGAATTTGCTCAAGCGGTCGGGAGCGATATCAAGGAAATTAAAGATAAACAATCGTCATCGTTGTCTGTAAGCCAAGCGTATGGACTGTTTCCGACATATAATAACTTTTTTCTACAGGTTATTGAGCAAAATAAATTTGCGGAAGATCCACTTGTAACCAAATCTCAATTACCTACAAGTGAAATTGAGGCTTTGAAACAAAAGGTCGAAGAGTTGGAAAGAATGCTTACGGAGATTAAACAGAGCATTCAAAAATAATTATGAGAAAGGAGACCTATGACATCAAAAACACAGTTATTAAACACGCTTGAGAGCCTAGTCAATCAACGTGTCACCGTGCCTACCAATCCTTATGGTGGTCAGTGTATCAGCTTGATCGACTACGTTTTACAGTATGCGGGTTTATTTAATCTCGATTTCAGCTACATGAATGCGATTGACGGATTGGATAGAGCAGAAAATCTAGGACTTAAAGTAACACGCTTTAACGGGGCTAACAATCCACCTGTTGGGAGTGTCTGGGTAACCAACTGCTTGCCATATCATCAATTCGGTCATATCGGCTTTGTGCTAGCAGAAAATCCAGACGGGACAGTTACCACAATCGAGCAAAACATCGACGGTAACGGTGACGCTCTTTATAACGGCGGGTGGACTCGCAAGGTTACTCGAAATCTTGATAGTGCTGGTAATTTCAGCTATGTTGACTGGTCAGCACCAAGTCAGCAAATGGTTGGATGGTTTGAATTGCCATTCGATGGTATGACTGAAAACGCCTATTTCATCGATGTATCAGCGTATCAACCGGGAGACTTGACTGGTATCTGTCAAGCGTCCGGCACTAATAACACGGTTATTAAAGTTACTGAGGGTGTGGGTTGGGCTAGTCCAGTAGCCGCTCAACAAACTAACACAAGTAATTGCATTGGTTACTATCACTTTGCTAGGTTCGGTGGGGATGTAGCAACGGCACAAGCTGAAGCGAATTACTTTATCAGTAACTTGCCATCACACCCACGTTATTTAGTGTGTGATTATGAAGATGGCGCTAGCGGTGATAAACAAGCGAATACCAATGCAGTATTGGCATTTATGGATATCTGTAAAGCAAACGGCTTTGAGCCTATCTATTACAGTTACAAGCCGTACACACTAGCTAATGTGTATGTAGATCAAATCACTGCACGCTATCCAAACAGCCTATGGATTGCAGCCTATCCAGATTATGAGGTACGCCCCGAACCTTATTGGGGTGTGTATCCAAACATGGAACATACACGCTGGTGGCAGTTTACATCAACCGGACTAGCTGGTGGATTGGATAAGAACGTAGTCGTTATTAATGATGGCGACAATTTAGTAAATCAGAAAGAGGAAGAAGAAAATATGGATTATGTATTGCGTAGCGAAAGCGGAAGCCAAGGATATCTTGGTGTAGTTAATGGTCGTGTATTTGGTATCGGCTCAATGGGAACAGTAGATGCTCTACGTTCAGCGGGTGCTAAACACTTGACATTGCCAGACGATGATTTTGACCGCTTCTTGAACAGTCAATCAAACGACACGGCAGCAGTATCTAAAGCAATCAGTGAAGCCAGTGCATCAGTGGTTAAAGCCATTGAAGAACGTGCACAAGCAACACAAGGTCAAACTGGTGTATAATTAAATAAAAGAACCACGAAAACTATAAAAATAAAAAGGAGTATATCACCCGACAGACCACAGTTCGGACATCATGGTGGTAGTGGTCGAAGCCTCAGCATTTTGCTGGGGCTTTTTTATTTGGTATAATATATCTAGGAAAGTGCCAGTAACTCTACGGGGTCTGGTGCGTTTTTTTATTTTTTGTGCTATAATATACATGAAATGACAATCCCCCTGCATCCACTATGGACAGATACGATCTGACGCAGGGCTTTTTTTGTGTTATAATGAATATCCATCATAGGCAAAGAGCTACGAGGTTATCTCATAGCTCTTTTTTGTATTTGATAATCTCCACGATAAGTGTTAATATATTCATCGGAATACTTGGCGTCTTTCGATGAATATTCTCGAACTGTCCCCGGCTTTTTAGTCGGGGTTTTTTATTTTGTATATAACGTTAGACATTTAATCTAAATAGAGGTACACTATAGATGTACTTTTGGACGATTACGTGCAGAATGTTTTTGTTTT